GGGCCGAGGGCGATCAGCTTCTCTTCCTTGCGCTCCGCGATCTCGAACTCGTTGCGGGGCTGCACGCCCGGCATGTTCGAGATCATCAGGAACAGGTCGGCGTACATGCCGGACCAGACGGCGTCCTTCGATAGCTGGATTTCAGCCGACAGTTCCTGCAGCGCAGGGTGCATCTGGAAGGTCGGGACCAGCCCCTTGGCGGGGTCGTCCATGAAGTTGACCGCGCCCGGGAGCAGCGAGAACTTGCTGTTCCGCAGAGCGCCGTTCGCGTTCATCGTGGGCCGTACGATGCGCTTGACCATCTCGGCCATGTCGCGGCGCTTGGCCATGAGTTCCTTGACGTCGGGCAGCACCTCCATGGCCGGGCTGGTGCCGTAGACGTCGAGCCCGTTCACATCCCAGCGCGACGCCGAGATCGGGTTGCGATCGTAGCCAAAGTCCCCCGCCAGTTTGTGGGCGGAGGCGTCGCGGTCATCGTTCTTGAGCCAGTAGCAGGAGGCGATCGGCTTGTTGGCGCGGTCCATCTTCCAGAGGTTGCGATCGACCCGGGGCGTGATCAGTTGGCAGACCGTCTCGGTCTCCATGATGTTGCCCTTGTCCCACATGTTCTTGATGCGGTAGGGCACAACGCTCCAGTCAGGGTCGCCGTAGCGCTGCCCCTGATAGACGAACTTGCCGACGATCTGGTTCACGGTCATGCCGAACTCGCGCAGCATCGTGTCGATCGTACGGTCGTCGGACATGCCGAGCCAGTACGTGCCGGGCTCAAGCTCGACGCCGCGCAGGTCGAAGTCCCCGAACTCTTCGATGATCGCGCACTCGGTGCCATAGACGCCGAGGTCACCGTAGCCTGTGTGGAGCATGTTGTAGAGCCCCGATCGGTCCATCATGCGGCGCATCTCGACCTCGAGCAGGGCGATGTATTCCTTCACCGCCTTGCGCTCCTTGAGCCCCGGGTCAGCGGGCGTCAGTCGGAACCACGGCCGGGCCGGGCTGGTGATGCCAGCCTGCAGGCCAGACTGCAGCATGCGACGAGCACGCATCGGGGTGCTGTCGAGCATCTTGGTGTTCAGCAGTTCACCCCGCTTGGACTTGCCACGGCTTACAGGGTCAGACGAGAACGAACCACGGCGCGGCAGGAAGTGCTCTTCCAGTTGCTCGTAGTGGTCTTCGAAGTCCTCGCGTGCGCTCTTGAGGGACTGAGCAATGCGCCGTACGCGCTTGAGGTCGCCTTCGGCCATATCAGCCTCCCAGTACCACGGACTGACCGCCCAGCGCCGCAGTAGCGGCGACGGCAGCGAGCCCGCTCGGATTAACGACGGTCGACCGCGTGCCATAGCCCCCGGTCAGGATGGTGTTGCTCGCAGACGTGATATACTGCGGGATGTTCGCGATTGCCCGCTCTTTGGGCAGTGGTTGGGTCTTCACTTTCGGTGCAGAGCACATGGTCAGCCTCCGTGCGGGTCGTAGACCTCGTTGAGGTTCACGTAGCCACGGTTGCCGGGCAGCGCGATCTCGTCGGTCGATTTCGGTTTCAAGGATACCTCATAGGCGAAGGTCAACGCTAGAGCATCCCCGTGGTTCGGTGATGGCAGGCCATCTTTCTTCATGTCGGTCTTCGATCGTAGCTGGATCACGCCGTCTGGCCGGGGCGGCGCGGTCTCGATGCTGACGAGGTCATCGTAGAGGCGCTGGTGCTTCGGGATCGCCCCGCCATCAGCCAGCCACGCTCGAGCCTTGCCGAACATCTCGGCGCGCTTGTTCAGGTAGCCCGGGTCGCTGGGCTTCTCGCTGAACCAGACGAGGCGCCACGACCGGCCCATGGACGTGCCAGCGCTGACGATGCCGGTGCCGTAGCCTGCGTCGATGAAGACCCCGGCAGCGTCGTACTTGTCCTCGTAGTGGGCGATCTTGGCGGCGACCAGCAGGTCGTTCGAGTTCTTCTCCATCTCCTCCAGTATCTCGAAGAACAGGCCTTGTCGCCGGGCGATGACCAGCGTGTCGTCTCCTTCCCACGCAGGGTCGCACGAGATTACCGTTGGGGCGAACTCGTACTGCTCCTTGCGTAGGTGCCGACCGTACGCTGCATCGACATACGGCGTGGGGATGAACTGGCGCTGAGACACGGCCGGGAAGATGCCCCGGACGCGCACCTTGGCGGTGTCGCTGTCCTCGCCGTACTGGTCGATGATCGCCTGCAAGGCTTCCTTGTTGGTGCCCTCGACGGTTCGGCTGTCGATGTTCCAGCGATGCCAGAGCGCCCGGTTCTTGCGGAACGCCTCGCGGAACGGGCCGTACGGCGAGGTCGGGTTGCCCAGCATGATGAACAGCAGGATCGTGTTGTCGTCGGTCATGGCCCCGAGGATCGTCTGGTAGATGATCTCGCTCAGGCCTGATGCCTCGTCGACGATCATCATCACGAGGCGCCCTTCGGCGTGCAGGCCTGCGAAGGCCTCGGGGTTATGCTCGCTGTTGGTCATGAGGTCAGCGCGGTGCTGATCAGGCCGATCGCGATACTTGATCGACATGGTCTCGGTCGAGAACAGGTCACCGAACGCGCTCGAGCGCACCCATTGGCCGATCTCGGGCGAGGTCTTGGTGAGAAGCTGGGTCTCGGTGTTCGCTGTTATCACGATGCGGGGATCGCGCCAGCAGGACAGCGCCCACGTGGTCAGCATCCCGGTCAGCGCGGACTTGCCGATCCCGTGCCCAGAGGCGACGGCGATGCGGCAGACGTTGTAGCGCGTGGCGGGGTTCTGCAAGTGCTGGGCGATAGTGTCCAGCACCTCGCTCTGCCACGCGCGGATGTCCTTTCCGGCGAGGTGCCCATGGCCCCAGTTCCACGCGTCCTCTGCGAACAAGAGCGGGTCGTAGTGGCCATCGCGGGCCAGTCGAGCCCGGGCAAGAAGAAGCTGGTCCGGGGTCATTCGTCACTGATCTCCCCGCTCAGGTATTTCTCCATCAGGGTGATGTGGTCCCCGGTGATCGTGATCTCTTTCTTCTCGCGCCACTTGTCAGGGCGGCGGTTCTTCAACCAGTTCATCGCCGCCCCGGGATCAGGTGGCACGACCTTGGTGGTCATGCCCTCTACGGTCTTCTCGCCATCCTTGCCGCCTGTCTCTGTGCGGTTCACGGTCTCGACATAGTCGAAGCCGATGGCTCGTTTGAACAGGCCATTCTCGACCAGATCATCGGCGCGGTCGCGCACGCGCATGACCGCGTCACGAAAATCGGTTTTCTCTTTCATCCAACGATAGAAAATTTCCGAACGCACGCCGAGCATCTTGCACAGGTCCGTGACCGTGCCCGGGCCATCCTTGTAGCTGTCCAGCAACGCAATGACGCCCTCGTCGTATTCACGACGTGGGCGCCCTGCGGTCTGTTTGATCTTAGTTCGCTTCTGGGTCATGCAGCGCAGTATACCTGCGCTGCAGCCAGTACCCAAGTCACAAAGTGAAGTCGTTGAACGCCCGGTCGGGAACGGTCGAGATCGGGTCGAGCGACACGACCATGAACGGCGCAGCCTCGCGCTTGTCCTCTTTCGGGTTCGGCACGACGCGGCCGTAGTAGTAGGCGTCGTCCTCGATCTTGTCCCCGACAGCCTTCACAACGCTGCGCGGGATGTACGCCGTACGCTCACCCTCGACCGTGGCAACAGCGCCATACCCGATCAGCTTGGTGCGGTGGATCATGCGCACGTAGACGATGACGTCAGCGGCCAGCGTGGGCGCGACGAAGAACGATTTGTCAGTCATTGTAGTCTCTCCTTGGTCAGTCATTCTGCATGCTCAGGGCAAGCTGCCGGATCGCGCGTTCGGCCGGGGCATCGACATTCAGCCCGGACTTCGAGATCATGCCGTCATGCCACTTGTGCGTGCCCTTGCACGATGGCGGGTTGTCCTGCGCCCGCACCAGCATCAAGCGTCGGCCGCTCATTGAGCCGGTGCTGTCACGATAGCACGAGATGTCGAACTCGGTCTTTTCCAGAGCCTTGAGGACAATCGCTTCCTCGACGTTGCTTGTCATCGCCCGGAACTGCTCTTCGTTCAGGGCCTGCAGCCGCTGCATAAGCTGCTCCCGCTCGCGCTCGATAGCAGAGACAGATCGTGGTGTCATAGTCATGTTCTTCTCCTTGGTTGTGGGGCGACGACCATCGCCGCCCCGGGTCAGTTCAGTGTAGCGTCGAGTGCATCTGGACGCCACAGTCACCGCACATCACGTGGATGCCTTGCTTGCCCCAGATGTTCGTCCCGCACTCAGGGCAGGTATGCTTGACCTTGGACAGGTCGACCTTCGACATCTTCGAGTGCCGCAGGGCGAACCACGAGAAGTCGATGCCCTTCTTGGTCATCAGCTTGTCGAAGGCCTGCTCGTACAGACCGCCCGGGATGATCTTGTGGCTGACCGTGCGACCAGTGCGCTTGCCAGCATCCCGACCAACGCCCATTGGCTCGAGACCGATGCGCTCCATCCAGTCGGCCCACTCCTTGTTGTGCGGCGTGGCCTTGC